CTCACCATGATAACCATTTATTTTATTTTTACTTATACACAATGTTCTTATTTTATTTTCTGCATCAGAGTTAGAGTTTCTACCTATACCAATAATGATGTCTGCTTCTGCAGCTTTACCTGTCTTAGAGTTTTCCATCATATCAAATGATATACTGTTTCTATTGTGTGCATCTGCTGATGCTTGTGATATAGCAATCACAGCACAATCTCTTCTCTTTGCTATCTCTCTTACACTTGTATAGATCTGTCTTAACTTCTCATCTGTTCTAGCAAATGTACCTGTCACATTTATTTTATCTAACTGATCTATAACTATTATATCAGGTTTATGTTTATCACAATGTGCATCTATATCTTCCATAGACCAATCAACTGTATCAAACATAGCTATGTTATCTTTTATTTCACCCCAAGCATTTTGTGCTATCTCTTTATCCTGTATTATTTCTTCCCTAGTCATACCCGTATAACAAGATATGGCTCTCATCTGTGTCCTAATAGCAGGTTCTTCATTTATAAACGCATGAACCTTTGCACCTTGCTCAGCAAATCCTTCAGGTCCTGCACATAAGCTAACCCAAAAAGCTGTCTTACCTGTTTCAGGTCTAGCAAATGCAATCATAAGATTACCACCACCAATACCACCTACATTTTCTTTTAGCACAGGTATATTAAACTTCCATTTAGTAGTTACATCAAGTAATCCTAATACTTCTTTTATATCACTTGTAACTGCAGGTGTCTTTTCTTCGTCACCTTGTTTATGATTTTCTATCATGCCAGCTATATCAGTAAAGTTTGCATCTTTACCATTAAATATTTCTGTAGCTTCAACAGCTATTCGTTGTGCTAAATCTCTATCAGATAAGATACGCATTATATCTTTTGCTATTTCTTTACTAGGTTCTTGTATTTCTTTTATATCTTCTACTAACTCACTAAACTTTTCTTTTGCAGCACGAGTTAATGCAGGATTAAATATAGCAGTATGCAAAGAATATAATTCATCAACACTTATATCATCTGAATATTTTGCATGTGCTTTTTGTATTGTATCAAACAAAGAACTTATATCTCCTGTAAATATAGTAGGTGATATAGTGCCTTTATATTTTGTATAGAATGCTTTACCAAGCATTAGTCTAAGCATCTGTTTTTCTATCATAAAACATCTCCCTTATTTGTTCTGTATTAAAGTATTTAAGGTCATCTTCTAATGGTTTAACTACGACATTGTCAAACCCTGACGACCTTAAATCTTTAGCTATATCATATGCTTTTGTTGTAGCATCTCTGTCTAAACAGATGTATAGTTTTTTATACGGTTTTAAATGACTCTTATGTAAATCTTTTAATTTTGTACCCATAATTGCAATACCAGTAAGTATGTTAGATACAGCACAAGCTGATGGACAATCTTCTACTATAACTGCATCATCACACTCACCACATTTAAATGGTACATCTTTATTGCCATACATAAACCATTTAGGATAAACATTTTTATTTAATCCTCTACCTACTGCACCAACAAATTTATGTGAGTATCTATTTTTAATTAAGAACACAACTCTATCTTGTTGTACATCATATTTTATATCTGCTCTACCCCAAGACCATGCTTCCCAACAATTATTATTTGATAACCATCGCATTGCTTTTTCATTTGAATATATACCTGTAAAGCTGTCAGGTATTTTAAACTCATCATTTTCTATATATAATTCTTGATTCCCTTCCAATACTTTTTGTACATATCTCATATCTTTTTCTCCTTGTTTTTTTCCTCTTGCTTTACATGACGCATGAAAACAAAACCAATTTAAATTATTCTCTGTAGTATCTACTGATAATGTATTTAAATTTTTACAGAAAGGACAATCCATTCTCATCTGTGTATCAGGTGGAATAAATAGTCCTTGTATAATATTTAGTTGCTCTTTATAATTCAATTATTTTACTTCCTCGTATGTAATCCTAGTTTTAGTTTTATCATAAAAGGTATCTCGAGTGAGAATAAGTTTTTTGGTAAGTATTAGATGTGTTGCCTCATCATCTATTCTATCTGCGTCTACGACTCCTGTGAGTGGTAATGTGTATTGCCCTGTATATCCTAATCCGTATACTTTTATGAGGTAGTTCTTTGTTTCCATTGTTTTCTCCTATCATACTTTTATTTATTTGTCAACTGATTTTTGTAAAATATTTTTTATTATTGTAACTTTGGGGTCTATATCTGTAGTCTTACAAGATGTAAGTAGCAATAGTATAATTATATATTTCATATATTTAAAAGTTTATTGCGTAATTTTATAGCTAAATCCCATTTACCTTTTTCTCTACATCTTAATATCAAACACTTAAGTCTAAATATTAATTTAGTTTTTGCATTTATTTGTTTCATTTTTTTCCTTTCTTTCTATGCCTACCCATATACCAATCTCCTGGCTCATAGTTCCATTTCTTTCCGTGATGACCCCTTATATCAGCATACCACATACGAAGCCTTACTATAAATTTTTTTAATGTCATTCTATTTCCGATTCTTCTTGTATCTTTTTATAATCTACTTCAGGTTGATTCATATAATCTTCTTCTGCTTGTTTATAACATAACTCGTCTATCTCTTGCCAAGATAAGTGAGGATTTTTTCTTTGTATTTCCTCAAACAATTCTATGGCTCTATTCTCTAGCCAATGTTCTTTTCCGTCTACACTCATTTGTTCTTCTCTTCTTTATTTTTTTCTTTTATATAGTCAGTTAAAAATGTATCAACACTTGAAGCTGTGTCGTCATCTATATCTGTAATAGTATCAGTATACCAAGTGCCATCTTGTCTTTCTACTGTTGCAACTATTGCCCAACCTGTTATTTTTTTTGTCATTTGTTCTCCATTTGTTTTTTTAATTCTTTTAAATGTTCTATATGTATTTCTGCACGAATATCATCAATAAACTTTTTACATTTTCTTACATAATCCTTTGATAAATCTTTCTTATCATACAAAAAATAATTTAATAAATTATTATGTTTACTTCTTACTGTCATCAATGCTCCTTGTAGCTTACTTGTTTAACTTTACGACTCCAACAAGTACGGCAAGATTTACACTCACCATCTTGTTTATATGCAGGGCACTCTTGTCCAACTGCAGGTTTATCTTTGTGTACACCTGATGTCCACTTCCAAAACTTTGGTGGTGGACTATCTACTTTGATTGCAGATACACGCAAACATAAATTATTTGGTACATCTTTTTCTTTGATGTCTTTTATAAATTGATATTCTCTTGTGGCTAACCAGTATTTGATGTGGGGTGTAAGCAAGCACACCTCAAATATTTTCATAAGATGTGAGTAAGATTGTAAATCTCCTGAGTCAAACCACCTGTGATAATGCCTTGATTTATCTAGGTTTTTGTACTTTTGGGTAATGAGTTCTGCCATATAATCTACCCACTCATTTTTTTCTATTGCTTTTCTTCTTAACTCGTGAGCATCAAACACATTTCTAAATGCGTAATGTCCTTTAAGTGCATAACATTTATTACAGATAGTGCCTTTTATCTTTGCTAGCTTTGCACCAGTAATACATTTCTTTGCTGATATACCCCAAGCAAATGCAGGCATTTTACTAGGGTTAGATAGTGTACCTATTTCTTTTTCTAATTGTTTTCTTTTCATAATTATTTATAACATAAATTAATAGATGTGTCAATTTGCATACTAGACTTTTTCTAAAAAGTATGCTATGATATCCTGCGTTTCGGGGCAGGGTTAATATACTACTTGGGTTCTATACCTTTAATTGTTGTCGTAATAAAGTTATTATGTTTGTTTGTATACTCAATGGCATACTCTTTTTTATGGTCTAACTTTCTTCTTAATTTTTTTAAAGACATAGCTTCCATATCTTCTGACATTTCTTTTCCTAATTCTCTTACTTTGTATTTATATCTCATAGTTGTGTACCTTGTTTAGTTGCCTTTCTTTTTTTTGTTTTTCTTTTTTAATATTGTATTGTATCACAAAATAAACAATAAGTCCACCCACCATTATGGCACATAGACCTATAAATAATTGTAGTATTCCTAGTTGTATTGCTGTCATAAAAAAAAGGCTAGGCGATTTCTCGCCTAACCCTTATGTAATTTAAGCTACTTGTTGGGATTGAAGATGTTTCTGCAAAGCAATTTTTGCATTGGCAATCTTTTCTTCCTTGCTAGGCTT